AAGTGTATCTGCAGAAGACCTCAGGCAATGGCTACACACGGTACGGATCAGCGAATTACATAGATTCAGGTGAGACCGTGCAAGACCACAATGGAATCGCAATACCTTGGAAGCAGATAGATTTTGATTAGGAAACTTTACAGATTACCAGAAGAGACGGCCAGGCACAGGCAATTGAAACAACTGTGTCTTGACTACTTTACACACTACGACAAATTGATGAAACACCCAAGCAAGACCAATGCCGCACGAGCCAGGAAGGCCTGTGTGTTGTTGAAGAGGGTGGCTCACGCCAGGGGAGTTGAATTACTGGACCTTTATGCACCATCAAGGAACGAGGGCAGACCAGAGAAATTCCCAACCAAGCACAGGATTAAGGAGGATCACAATGGACAAGAAAAAGAAGAAGAACAAAGGATCTAAGTCTGGCAGAAGAAAACCCAGTGGCAGACGTAGGTAAGGACATTGAGAAATGGATCAGACAGGTTGTTGCTAAAACTCATAAGGCGAGTGGAGCGACAATCTGTCCTTTTGCGAAAAGAACACTTGAAGATAGAAAGATACAGATCTCAATGGCGAAAGAAGATGTGCTATCTCAGATTGATCATTGTTGTGACCTTTTTGATATTCTGCATCTGGACATTGTCATCCTTTATTTCACTGACGAGATAACAGAACGAAAACTATCCAACCTTTGCAAGAAGGCACACCAACACAATCCCAACTACGCCATAATGTATGACCACCCAGACAACGATGGACTACATAAGGGTGTATCATTCAGTTATGGCAAAGCACCATTGGTAATGATACAGGGAATGGCAAAACTGAAACAAGCACAACAAAAACTTAAACAGTCTGGATACTACGAGAAGTGGGACATAGACTCGTTTGAGCAGTTTTACTAATAAATAAACACATAGTGGTAATCCTGCCACGCATAACAATAGGAGGACTACGATGAGTCAAGAATCAACATCGCCAGACGTTCAAACTGCCACTGGGGCAACTGAAACAGTCTCTAACACGATCCAGGACACAGCGGACAATCAACCCGCGAAAGTCTACACTCAAGCAGACATTGATGCTGTGGCGGCTGAAGTAAGAAGAAAAGCAGAAGCCAAGTATGAGAAGAAGTTTGGTCAAGTGGACGTTGAGAAATACCAGAACTTTTTGGCACAGGAAGAACAACAAAAGATCTCCCAGGCCAACGAGAAGTCAGAGTTTGAGAAACTGTTAAAGGAGAACGCAGACAAGTTCAACAACAAGATTTCAACACTAACTTCTGAACTGACAAAGATCAAGGTGGATGGTGCACTTATAAATGCCGCATCAACCAAGAAAGCGGTGAATCCAGAACAGGTCGCGAGACTGGTTAGGGAAAACATCAAGATGTCAGAAGCAGGAGAGGTTGAAGTGGTTGATCCCAAGACAGGGCAAACAAGATACACTGACAATGGTGATCCTCTTAACATAGATGGGTTGGTTTCAGAATTCCTAAACACCAATCCACACTTTGTTCAAGCGGGACAACCAGGTGGTGGATCTAAATCAAACACTGGCACAGAAGGTGTTCCTCAAGTTGATGTTGAGAGTCTGGATATGAACAATCCAGAACACAGAAAGAAATATGCTGAGTGGCGAAAGACACAAGGCTATTAAACATTAACAATAATAAGGAGAGCAAAAAATGGCTCAAACTACACTAACAACATTGGCGAACAAAATAGCGCCAATCGTACAAGAAGCGATGTTCGTTGCGAGTGAAACTGCAATTATGCCAGGTCTTGTTAGAACTTTCACAGTTCCAGCAAACGCAGGCAAAATTTTACAGGTTCCTCTATACAGCACTGCTTCTGCGGCAAACGTGGCTGAAGGAACTGATTTAGCAGGTACTTCAACTGATGTCGCAATCACTCCAAGCAAAGCAGATATCACACTTGTGGAAGCAGGTGCGATGACTGTCTTAACAGATATGGCAAGAAACTACTCAACAGGTAATGTTGTTTCAGATCTTGGTAGAATCTTTGGAGAAGCAATCGCGAAAAGACACGACCAAGCCTTAACTGGTTTGTTCAGTGGTTTTTCAAACTCTTTGGGTGCGGCCCAAGACGAGATCACTGTTGAATTACTTTTCAAAGCATATTCAACTTTGAAATCAAATGCCGTTCCAGGACCATACTACGGTGTGTTCCATCCAAAAGCGATCTACAATGTTAAGAAAACATTAACAAACACATTCACTAATCCAAACGCGGGTATCTTACAGAACGAAGCGATGAGAGAAGGTTATGTGGGTAGAATTGCTGGTATTGATATCTTTGAATCATCTAACGTGGTTGAAGATTCAGCGACTTCAGTGACTAACGCAGTATTCTCAAGAGATGCTTTAGGTCTTGCTGTTGGCGAAAATATCAGAATCGCTACACAAAGGGACGAATCATTAAGAGCGGAAGAAGTGGTAGCATCAACTGTTTACGGTGTTAAAGAACTACACGACTCTTATGGTGTTAAAATATTAGGAGACAATCAACTTTAATAGTTGATACCTCACTAATCTCTAAAAGGGGCCGTGGCAACATTGGCCCCTTTTTTTTACGACTATGATTGTTTGGTTCAACGGACACAGTCAGCGACAATTCTTGGACCTGCCCAAGCGAGGCCTTGAGATTGGTTGCAATTACATCAGGCGTGTTAGACCTGTTGATTTCGTAGTGGCCTATGATCCAGATGTGATCAACAAGATACAAAAAGAAGACAACGTGGTGTACTACACACGGCCTCACTACGCCACCGCTGGCGAATGGAATCGCATTGGAGATGACAACATACAAGGACTCAACAGCGGATGCCTTGCGGTTCTGCTGGCGACAAAACTGTCTAAGAAGCCCATATACATCATAGGTTGTGATTGGGGGATTAATCTTAAAACAGTTTTTGATTACGGCAAGGGAGAACAACGCAAGTACAACAATCAACAGAAGAAGTTCTTGAAACAATTGGCACAGGACAACGAAATAGTAGTGGTTAATGATGATAAGGTTGATGTGCCTGTTGAGATAATCTCATCTGCGGAGTTCCGCAATAAATACTGATACACAAGGTAGGACCTTGTAGAAACTAAAAGAAGGACTTTTACAAATGGCACAATTTGCGACAGATACGGACCTGTTAGAGTACGTTCCAGACATCAAGAAATATGGAATACAAGACTGGTCAGCACAGCACGAGAAGACTTACGACGACATAATCAGACTACTGAATATAAAATGGTGGCCTACAACTGGATACACAAGATATGATATTTCAGTCATTGGAGGTAGCGAGAAACTATCACCAAGCAGATTGAATTCAAGCCAGTTCACGAGGGCCGCGGTCTATCACACTCTTGCCTATTACATCTATCCTAAACTTTCAACATTTGAACCTGATGGAGATTCATTCAGGGAACAGATGGGTTTTTACAAGGCGAAGTTTGAAGAGGAATTTGATCTAATATTGAAAGATGGCGTCCACTATGACCTTGATTCATCAGGCACATACACGGACGGTGAGAAACAATCATTTTATAAAGGTAGATTGATTAGATAATGTCAGCAAGAGAAGATATAGCAAAAAACATAGTAGAACAGTTGGAGAATATGAATGATCCAGCACCAGGTCTGGTCTCAAGAGTTTTCTTTGATGTCAGTAAACTGGCGATCACACAGTTCCCAGCGATACTGGTTGTGACCAACAACGAGGTCAGGGACGACATATCAATGAATGCCAGACAGGGCGTGATACAGTACGAACTTAGATGCTATGTCAGGGGCACGGAAGTTGACACGTTGAGGAACGAAATAATTGAAAGGGTTGAAGAGACCCTTGAACTGTCAAGGGACAGAGACATCACACTGGCAGTGGCAAATATTCACAATGTAAAGACACAGGTAAGAAACATAGATGTGGTTGACAGAGAACTACCACTTGGAGAATGTGTGATCACTGTGGATGTCAAATACACATACAAAAAAGGAGTCTTATAATGATTGAGATGTTCAAAGGAAAAGATTCAGAAACCGTTGGTGGCAAACAAGTCCAACAACGACTGAAGGACGGATGGACCTTTACTCCGTCAACAAAAATCACCAAAGGAAGCAAAGACAAGATAAAGGCTGACGCGGTGGTTGAAACTAAAAAAGATCTTGACGGTCCAAAAGATCTAACAACAGAGGAGTAATCAAATGGCATACGGTTCAACTACATTTGATGGCCAAGCAGGAGTTATCAAAGTGACTTCAGGTGGAAGCCAAGTGGCGGTAGCGGAAGTTAGATCTTTCACTATTGACCAAGAAACTGCCACTGTGGAATCTACAGTGATGGGCGACACAGCAAGATCATACTTGCCAAGTCTAACACAATTCTCAGGTACGGCAGATGTTTTCCTTACAGACAATGACGCGGGACAGACTACGTTAGAGACAATGGGTGCAGATCCAGTGACTCTTGAAGTTTTCCCTTCAGGCGAAAGCACAGGTCAGAAACTGGCAGGAAACATAATAGTGACAGGGCACTCAATCACGTCAAATTTTGACGGGATGACGGAGGCCTCTATCACTTTTCAGGGAACGACTGCGTTAACGAAATCAGCAACTTCGTAATAAGTGAAGATTTCAATAACAATATCACCCCAAGCAGAAGGAGTTATCGCTGGTCTTAAAAGGGATTTGGCCAAGCAGGTACGCTCAATATCCAACGATCTTTTCAATTCTTTGAAGAGACTCACACCAGTTCGTTCTGGTCGTGCAAGAGCAGGATGGAGGAAACGTGATGGTAGGATGAAATTCACCATCAG